AAGGCCGCATCAAAGTTATTTTTAACGAAAACGGTAAGAAGAGAATTGAGGGGTCCACACTCGCTGAGGACTACCGCAAATCAACGCAAACCAAACAATCTAACGCTCACAGAAGGGCCTCACAACCAGAAGCGGCCAGTTCGTCGACGCAATCTTTCGGCGCGCGGATGACCAAAACGCAGGAGTACATCCCCGACTACGACGAGAGCAGGGCTAGGACGGAGCACCTAAAAGCAGAATTATTAGAGCTTGATCGAAAACAAAAAGAGGGCTTGTTGGTGCCAGCAGCAGACGTTGAAAGCACCTGGATCGAGGTGATCACAATGGCGCGCGGCAAGATCTTGGGCATCCCGACCAAGGCAAAGCAGCGCATCCCAGACCTAGACGGAGGCGCTATGGCTTGTCTTGAAGACATCGTCCGCGAAACTCTTGAAGATCTGGCAGGAGAGGCAGAGGTATGACCAATATCCAAGAGCTGCAGAAAAAGGCATATTTAGCCTTCAGGCCACCAAGAAAACTGAGCCTTAGCGAGTGGGCTGACGAGAATGCGTTTCTTAGCGCAGAGTCAAGCGCTGAAGGTGGCAGATGGAGAACGCTGCCATACCAGAAGGGGATCATGGATGCGATCACCGATCCTGCGATTGAGCAGGTGACCGTGATGAAGTCAGCAAGGGTCGGCTATTCGAAGATCTTGAACCACGTTGTTGGATTTCACATCCACCAAGACCCAGCCCCAATCATGCTGGTACAGCCAACGATTGAGGACGCTCAGGGCTACTCAAAAGAAGAGATTGCTCCAATGCTCAGGGACACACCTTGCTTAAAGGGCCTAGTAAGTGAGGCGAAGGCCAAGGATGGTGCGAACACGATTTTGCAAAAGCAGTTTCCGGGTGGAACGCTGAGCTTGGTTGGCGCAAACTCACCGCGTGGCTTCAGGAGGGTCAGCCGACGGATCGTGTTGTTTGACGAGGTGGACGGCTATCCGCCATCAGCTGGATCTGAGGGTGATCAGATCAAGCTTGGAATCAGGAGGACTGAGTACTACTGGAACCGGAAGATTGTGTCGGGCTCTACTCCGACGGTGAAGGACTTCAGTCGTATTGAAAGGATGTACAGCCAGTCGGACATGCGGCGTTATTACGTGCCATGCCCTGATTGCGGTCATATGCAATATCTGCGCTGGGCGCAGATCAAGTGGGATGACGATGATCCGTCGACCGCTTGTTATGAGTGCGAGAAGTGTAATGAGCGTATCCCGCACTCAAAGAAGCGTTGGATGGTTGAGCGTGGCGAGTGGCGCGGCACCAATCCGTTCAATGGGAAGCACGCTGGATTCCACATCTGGGCTGCCTACAGCTATTCACCAAACGCCGCATGGTCAAATCTGGTCGAGGAGTTCTTGGATGCGAAGCATGATGCGGAGCAGCTCAAGACGTGGGTGAACACGATCTTGGGAGAGGTTTGGGAAGACGAGTATGCGAGCAAGATCAGCGGTGAGTCATTGCTGCAGCGTGCAGGACAAGAGAAGTATGTCCATGCAGTCCCTCCAGCCGAAGTTTTGTTGCTGACATGTGGATGTGACTGTCAAGACGACAGATTGAGTTTGTCTGTTTGGGGTTGGGCAAGAGATGAGGAGGCTTATCTGGTTGATCGAGTTGTTCTTCATGGATCACCGTCCAGGCCGGAAGTATGGAAGCAGCTAGACGAGGTTTTGCAGAATCCGTATGAGACGGAGGACGGGCGCAAGCTGAATATTGAAGTGTGCTGCATTGACTCCGGCGGCCATCACACCCAAGAGGTGTACGGATACAGTCGAGAGCGTGCGCCGATGGGTGTGATTGCGATCAAGGGTATGGGCCAGAAAGGCAAACCACCTCTAGGCAAGCCAAGCAAGGTTGATATCAACTTCAAGGGCAGAGCGATGAAAAATGGCGCTCAATTATTCCCTGTTGGCGTCGACGGCGTGAAGAGTTTGCTGTTTGGCAGGCTTAAGCACAATGATCCAGGTCCTGGATACCTGCATTTCTACCCAACAGTTGGTCCTGATTACTTTCAGGAGCTAACTGCTGAGCGCCAAGTGCTCAGATACAGAAATGGCTTCCCTGAGCGCGTTTGGGTCAAGAAGAGCCAGAGTCCAAACGAAGCATTGGACGAAATGGTTTACGCATATGCTGCTTTGCACCGTCTTTATCAGAAATTTGACCGGCGAAGCATCTGGGAGCAGTTTGAGCGGCGTAATGAGCCTAATAAGGCGCCTCAGCTAGGATCAAAGCAACAAAAACGGCCTAATCGCCGTAATTTCGTCTCAAGCTGGTAGTCCCTTGAACATCCCAAACGAGATTCGGGCTGGCGACACCATTAAGTGGAGGGATGATCCTTCTACTGATGTCTTCGGCAATGACATCAAGAGTGATGAGTGGACGCTCAAGTATTACTTGAGGTTCAACAAGGGCAGCGAGGCCCATACATCCACTGGCACAGCATTCAATACAGGCTGGGAGTTCACGATTTCTGCGACGGATAGCGCAGATTTCGACTCTGGCACTTGGTATTGGCAGGCAGTCGCCACTAAAGGCTCTGAGACCATAACGCTGGGGTATGGAAATCTTGAGGTTGAAGACAACCTTGCCTACACCAGCGGACCTGACGCCTATGACGGCAGGTCGCAGGTTAAAAAAGATCTTGAGGCGATCCAGGTTGCTATTCGCACGCTTGTCGCTGGTGGAGCCGTACAGGAGTACAAGATTGGCAACCGCAACCTAAAGCGATATGACTTGGCTGATTTGATTCAGCTAGAGGCTCGTTACAAGGCCGAGGTAAAGCGTGAAGAGCAGGCAGAGTTGATTGCCAATGGCCTTGGCAACCCCCGCAACATGTTCGTGAGGTTCAACTGATCATGGGTATTCGGACTCGCCTCATGGGCTTCTTGGGTTTTGGCAATCCAAAGCCAATGCGTCGTGCTTATAACGGTGCGATCATTTCTCGCCTTACATCTGACTGGATGACCAGTCAGTCAAGCGCTGACGCTGAGATCAAAGGCAATTTGCGTCGTCTAAGAGATCGTTCCCGCGAGATGGTGCGGAACAATCCTTACGCAAGGCAGGCCAAGCGAACGACACAGATCAATGTCGTTGGCAGTGGCATCAAGCTGCAATCACAGGTGCTGCAGTTGCGTGGCAACAAGCGAGATAACAAGATCAACCAAGCAATTGAATCGAAGTGGAAAGAATGGTCGCAGGCCGATAGCTGTGACTGCGCTGGCAAGAACAATTTTCAAGAATTTGAATGGCTTGCCGCTGGCGCGATGTGTGAGTCGGGCGAGGCAATTTTCAGGATCGTAAGGCGAGCTTTTGGTGAGTCAAAAATTCCCATTGCTTTGCAGATTCTCGAAAGCGATTTGCTTGACGAGGACTACAGCGGTCCCAAGCTGAATGCAGCAAATGAGTGGAGAAATGGCGTTGAGGTTAACGAGTGGGGTCGTCCTGTTCGTTACGCAATGCTCACCAGGCACCCTGGCGACAATTTTGTCGGCGGACATCCTTCGGCAAACGTAAAACACCTGTTCCTGCCTGCAGAGGACATCATTCATCTCTTCATGCCGGAACGTCCCGGCCAGAACAGAGGAGTGCCTTGGTTCCATAGCGTGATGGCTGATGTTCACCAGCTCCAGGGCTACGAAGAAGCTGCTGTGATTCGTGCTCGTGCTGGCGCAAGCATCATGGGTTTCATTACTAATAACGAAGGCGAGCTGATTGGTGATGACGTAGAGAACAGTCAAAGGATCAGCGAGTTTGAGCCTGGCACCTTCAAATATTTGTCGCCTGGGGAAACCGTAAGTGTTCCTGACATCGACTCACCAGACCAGCAGTTCGAGATGTTCGTTAAAAACAAAGTCCGGCGTTTTGCGTCAGGTTTTGGCTGCTCTTATGAGACGTTGTCTCGCGATTTCAGTGACACTAATTACAGCAGCAGCAGGCTGAGTCTTCTCGAAGATCGTGAGCATTGGAGGGTCGTCCAGAAGTACCTAATCGACAGTCTTCATAAGCGGGTTTTCAAGGAGTGGCTAAATCTTGCTGTCTTGTCTGGTGAACTTGCGTTTGCTGATTACGAACTGCGCCCTGAGAGGTACAACAAAGCTAAATGGATGCCTAGGGGCTGGAGCTGGGTTGATCCACTGAAAGAGGTCAAAGCTTTCAGGGAAGCAGAGCAGGCTGGATATCTAAGCAAGGCAGACGTGATCTCGTCTTATTCCGGCGGCGACTATGACGAGACGATTAGCGCTCTGGCAAGAGAACAGCAGTTTGCTGCTGATGCAGGCGTCAAGTTGGACAAGGACCTGGATCTAACTGACGAAGGTACACAGCTTGAGTTGCTTGAATCAACTGAGGCTCAACCCACTCGCAAGCGGAGCAATGGCAAACGTAAACGGAGTTGAGATTGATCTCATGCCTACTGCAGGCATGAGAGAAGAAGCTCAGCGTTATAGAGATTGGAAGTCTGAGGGCGAAGACGGCGGCACTGATGTCGCCCGCACCAGAGCAACTCAGATATTGAGTGGCAATGAACTGAGCCCAGAGACCGTGATCACGATGTCAGCCTGGTTTGCGCGGCATGAGGTGGATAAGCAAGGCAAAGGATTCAGTCCCGGCGAAGATGGCTACCCCAGCAATGGAAGAGTTGCATGGGCTGCTTGGGGCGGCGATGCAGGCAAATCTTGGTCTGATGCACGCTCAAAGCGCATCAAAGCAGCTCAAGATCGATCTGAAAGCATCGAAATGGAAAGGCCTTATCCCAACGAACATGCCGCAAGGATTGCAAATCCAAGCAAGTTTGATCGATTTAGGCGCTCTAACGACCGTGGAGGTGCTGGAGTCGACTTTATTTTTGGTGTGATCGAGGAGGAGGATCGTAGTGAGTTGCAGTCGATAAGATTCAAGGTGAGTCGTTATACGGCTAGTGAAGCTAGACAATGGCTTCGCGATAATGAATACGAACCTCTTGAGTTCGAGCCCGCCACCAACGAAAAGGCTATGGAACCTGAAACTCAACGAGCAGCACCAGACGCTTTAAGCGTGGGGGACTTTGTCTCCTGGAACAGCTCTGGTGGTCGTGCTCGTGGATTGATTGAGCGTGTGGAACGCGATGGCAGCATCGATGTCCCTGACTCAAGCTTCACTGTTACCGGAACAGCTGATGATCCAGCTGCTCTGATTTGCGTCTATCGCGACGGCGAAAAGACTGACACTCGTGTCGGCCACAAATTCAGTACGTTGACGAAGATTGCGCCAATCAGAGAGGCGGAGGTTGAGGAGGCTTCCAGCCGCGCAAAGCTTGGCGAGCCACTCTGCCGCACCGAGGCTTCTGTTATCAGGAGTCTGCCTAACGAGGATCGCAGCTTTGAGTTCCCATTCAGCTCTGAGTACCCAGTCAAAAGATACTTCGGTGACGAAGTATTGAGCCATGAGGCTGGCGCGCCTGACTTTATGCGCTTGAACGACGGCGCGCCATTCCTGTTCAACCACGATCCAAACAAAGTCTTGGGCGTCGTTGAGCGCGCGTATCTGGATGAGGAAGAAAAGCGTGCTTACGCAAAAATTCGCTTCTCACGCTCTGATTTCGCCAAGCAGTACTTAGATGACGTTAAAGACGGCATCTTGCGCGGCATTTCATTCGGCTATCAAATTGATGATGCCGAGGAAAAGGAAGAAGGTCTTCTTGCGACACGCTGGTCTGTTCATGAATTGAGCCTTGTTTCGATTCCAGCTGACCCCACAATTGGAATCGGACGGTCACTTCTTTCGCCAGATCCTGCCATGCCTGAAT